ACACTATCTCACTTCATAAAACGTTATCACTTCCACATCGTCCGCCCAATTGTTGGCCGCATACATCACCCTATATCGTTTCGCTCCCCACGTTATCCGGTCGCATGGCATTATATCGGTGCGCTCGGCCTCCAACGTCAACCGCTCCGTAATACTTCCATAATGTCTTTTTAGGTTACCCAACAACGCCAATTCCGGTCGCGTCACGCCGTCCTTTTCAAACGACATCAACGCCGGATCAATCGTATCATGCAGCAATATGCCATAGCCGGCCGCGTTGCGGTTGTTGGTGGCCATCATCAACTTAATCTCTTTCTCTTCCTCATATCCTCCTATCGTTTCGGAATAGTTGTTGGTGGCCTTGTCTCTCACTACTACATTGTCGTCCTTGTAGTAGGTCACATGGAAACCATCTATATACACCACGTCCGTGGTTGTCCGCTCATACGGATGGTACACCACCAACTCCACATCTCCTCCCATTCGCCCGTCTATCGGCATAACATAGCCATCTGCACCATTGTACGGCATTTGTAGCGTCTTTGTGCTCACTACAACACCATTCCCCGCCGTCGTGTTCGCATCCTCTTGCGCACCTACTCGCACACTAAACACGGCCTTTTCGCTCTGCCATTCCTCGCCATTCCAATACTTGTCTCCCACTCTGAACATCACCGGCAACACGCACTTGCCGTTCGTCACTTTGCTCGGCACATTCGCAATCTTATCCGCATCAAAATATCCCACCTCTATGCCGCTCGCCGTTCCCTCTATCACAAACGCACCGCTCGCATAGTTGGCCACACTCTCGCTTAATAGGCTCAACACGGGCATTTCCATCGCTTGCACTTGCGTCGGCTGCTCGCCGATTTTATTGTTTCCCTTAATTGCCAACCGCACCGCTTGCGTGTAGTTATAATTGCGTTTGCTTTTGCTCTCCTCAAAGGTATAGCGGTCATACTCCACCACTTGCGCACCATTCGACGCGGGCATATATCCATCTGCGTCCGGATTGTATAGGCTCCATTCGCCGGTGTTATAATCGTATGTATAGGTCGCATCTTCCCATTTACCATCTATGCGCTTGCGGCGGCTGTATATCTTCAATTGTTCATATAAGTCGCTACCGGTATCGGGCAACGTCAATCCCTCATAGTCTATCTCATTGTTGAATTTCTCTTCTCTGCCATCCAAATCTACCTCCGGCACCACATCGCCCACCGCGTTAATCATGGCACGCACACGCACTTTCTTGCGGCCTTGCACCACGTCCCTCTTGTGGCCGGTACTCGCCGGCACAATCTCCTCAATGGGCACCACTTCGCCCGTCACCACCTCGCTCGGCGTTATCGTTTCGCCCTGTGCAAATCGGTGGAGGTCGTACAGCGAAATAAACGTGTAGGCCGTCACGTTCGCGCTACTCAGCCAAATCGTTTTCCCTCGCTCCATCAACGTCCAACCCCAAAACGCACAAATGGCCTCCAACACCTCGGCGCATGTCTGCGCGTCATATCTCGGCGCATCCTCGTCGTCACTATCTGTCGCCGCAAAGAAATTAAACCGCGACACTTTCATTTCCAACGGTTGCAACCACTCGCCCGCGCCTACCTCGTTGGGCAAATACACGCCATACCAATCTACACCGGTCGCCGTCAAACACTCCTCCAACAACGCGCCCAACGTCACCATGCCCATTGGTTTCTCGTCGTCCATATACACACCGGTCAGCACACCGATAGCACTCGTCAACGGATATTCCACAACCGGCTCCACGTCCCAATCGCTCGAATACTCCGCCGCTTGCATGTAGCCAACCCACTTCACCTCACTTCCAACAACCAACTCTACCATGTGCGCCGTGTTGTTCTTCGGCATTAGTCCCGAAAGGCTGCCATCGTCCACCACACGCATGTACCCACTTTGAGCTCTTACCGGCGTCAAAAAGTCCGCACCATTATCCTCGGCCGTTGCAAACGGCTCCGCCGCCGGTTGCAACATCGTAACCGCGCCACTCCATTCCTTATCATACACATAAACAACAGCACTCTCGTCCGCCATCGTCTTAAAATTCATCTGCCACCTTACCGCCATATCTTTTAATTCTTAATTTGATAACCGCCACTTGCAGGGACGCGGCACGACGCGTCCGCGTAAACCATCCGCATGACAACTCATAACTCAACACTCACAACTCATAACTTATAACTTATTCAACGCCTTTTCCATCTCTCTCGCTCTTGCACGCAACGCCGCAAGTTCCTCCGGTGTCGCCTCTCTCTTCTCCTCCTCCTCACCATTTTCGCAATCCCACGAAAATGGCATTTCAAAATTTTTGCCACCGGCCGCACCATATACAAAACGGCACAACAACCGCGTCTGCTCCCACGCTTGCCTGTGCCGTCTATTCAACCCCTTAATATAATCTTTCGCCTCGCCAACACTCATTCGGCGCAAAAAGTATTCGGGCGATACACCGCCCTCACCAACAACTAATTGGTACACCTCACGCGTCGTCAATCTTTTTTTTTACCATCTTCATCCGGTTGCTCCACCTCCGGACGCGCGCCGGTCGTCAACACCGCCATCCTTTTGGTGTAATACTCCATCATGTTTTTAGCCAACTGCACATCATTCAACGCCAAAATAAACTCCTCCAACGTCAACGTCATGCCGCTATTGCTCAACATCAATATCGCGTAAAACATCAAGTGCATGCAGCGCGTTTTCTTTGGCTCAAACGCCACGTCCGTCATTTCCTCATACAGATACATCGGACCCCACACGCTATCAAACGCAAACTCATATTCCACACCCTTAATCGTTACTTTCATAGCCTATATTTAATTTTTAATTTGAATACCGCCACACGTAGGGACGCGGCACGACGCGTCCGCACCCCGCCCGCATGGCAACTCATAACTCAGCACTCACAACTCACAACTTTTCCAACGCTCCCACACCTTGCAACGACACAGATATACTTCCATTACTTCCCTTGTTGCCGGTGCGGTCCAATGCAGTCATAATAGCTTTGCCACCATATCCCTCTGTTGGTGCAGTCCATCCCGGCTCCGGCAATCCGGTGTTGCTCTTGTTGGTAGGCACGCCCACGGTGATATTGATAGGCTCACCGGCGATAAATAGGTCAAACAATTGGCTGTACACTTGGTCGTTGGTGCGTTCCTCGTCGGCACTATCCACGCTCTCATTGCTTGCACTCCAACTCATGCCACTCACTTCGGGCGCTCCCCACATGCCGTCGTCCTTGGTTACTGCATCACTTGTTTCTGCGCTCAAATTGATAGTACAACCGGTGCTCAATGCTACCACCTTTCCGCCAATCCACAACATAAGGTCTTTTCCGTTCAATACTTTTGCTTTACTCATAACTCTTTAATTTTTAATTCTTAATTCTTAATTCTTTGTCCTATGTTAAAAATGAAAAACTCAATTCTACCGCATACGCCGCAATATCGTCCAACCACATTTCGCTGCTGCCCTCATACGTCACGCCGTACACCTCAAATCGTTCGTACTCTATATCCGGCCTACTCTCCAACGCCAATCGTACATCATGCGCCAACGCCACGGCCTCGCCGTAACTCTTCGACACAATCGTCACACTCGTCGCCACGTTATCAAACAACACGCCGTCTTTCGTCGTCTCTGCCGGTTGCGTGCTGCTTTGATACACAATATACGGATAATCTTCCACACCCGCCGGAGCCACAATAGGGAAAACCCTATCGCACACCTTGCGCACAATGGCCTCACTCGCGGCCAACGTCTCATTGATATGTATGCCAATCAACAAACTCATAGCTTTTTTATTTAACGCCCACAAATGCGTTTCGGTTTACCTACACCACCCGCATGGCCTTTAATTTTTAATTCTTAATTTTTAATTTTCGTAAGTTTACCCACACCACGCAACGACACGCTCATCGTCACATAATCGCCACGCCTCGCCGTAATCGTCACACGCTCCACCAACGCCGCACCTTGCAACTGCAACCGCTCATCCGGTACATAATCGGCCGCATCCACCGGCAACGCATGGTGAGCAACCGTGGCAAAATTCACATTGATAGGCGTGCCATCCTCAACCAATGCCAACGCATCCACCTCGTTGGCCGCATCAGCCATCAAGTGCCCGCTACTAATCGTCCAACCAATACTCCTCTTTTTATACGATTTCCACTTACCCGTCAACGCACTACCAACCTCCATCGTATCGGCCGCAATGTCTATTTCGCAAGTGGTACCATAAGCCAACGTCCGCCACTTACCGCCAACCTCAAAAAACAATATTACATCATCACCCCTTAACTTCACCGCCATTTTAATTTTTAATTTTTAATTCCCTCAAATCAACTCTCCCCGTCCGGTCCTCTTTCCGTAGTTATTCACCGCCAACACAATTTGCTCACCTGTTACCACCGCACGGCCGGCACCGCCTCCGCCAATATTGCCGCTATGTATCTGCTCAAACAACTTCTTTTGGTCCGCCTCATTGATTACCATCTCGCCACTCGATACTCGCGCCGTAATGCCGTCGGTGTAGTTACTACCGCCAACAATACCACCCGTCGCAAAACTTGGTATATTAGCCATGGCCGCCAATACACTCGCAATCGCACCGCCTACCATCAACCAACCAACTAACGGCGTCTTGGCCGCCTCTGCCGCACCGCTCGCCGCCGCCTCCGCTGTCTTGGCCGCTACAACACTACGCACAGCCTCAACCGCCATCGCGCTCGCGTTCATAAGGTTTCCGGCGTAGGTCAACCAACCGGCCGCTCCCTCTACATTAGCCGCATTAAGCGCACCCATCACATTAGCCACCGCGTTCAAGCTATCCACGTAATTATCCACCGTTGCCACGTTGCTGTCCGTAATCGGCGGCGTAAACTTTTCTAATGGTACATCAAACGCGGTCTCTTTTTTCATGTTTTTAATGCTTTCAGCAAAGAAATTATCCATAAACTTCGCCGGCTCTGTCACAATGCCCTTGCTATCCACCAACTCCACCTTTACCGGAATAACGGCCGCCGGTTTCTTCGCTCCTCCGGCACCACCAATCGCACCCGCTTGGCGATTGAATGTTTTTTGCATGCTCGCCAATTGCCTTTCCGCGTTGCTCGACGTGTTCGCAATACCTACCAACTCTTTCAGCCAATCGTCGCTCTTCTTCACCAATACTTCGTTGTACACAATCGCGTCCAAATACTCGGCATTGATGGCCGCCATCTCCTTGCGCACCGCCTCATAGTCGGTTTTTGTCTGCGGCGGCACATATACGCCCGATTGCGACGTATATCCCTTCGTTATCTGTTTAGTGTTTTTAAGCGTAATTGCCCTACTTTTCAACGCATATTCCTCATACCTACGTGCCAACTCCGCCTTTTGCGCGTCACCGGCCGCCGATATGTCAAGCCTCAACACTTTATCCAATACATCGCGCGTTATCATGGACGCATCAAGCGAATTTCCCTCTACCACCAACGCGCCCAACGTCTCCATCGTGCGCCTCGTCAGTTCGCCGGTGTACTCTCTCTGCTCATCCATTATACGCTTGGCCTCGGCCTTGGCCGCCGCTATCTGCTCCGGCGTACTCTCTTTGTCCTTGATGATAGCCATCTGCTCGTCAAAGGCGGCCAACAATTGGGCGTTAAAGTAGCTAAACGATGTCGTGGTGTTCCACAATTGGTCCAACGCGCCACTCGCTGCCCGCGCCTTATCTATCAGCGCATCCAATCCCATGTTAAACGCCGTAAAATCGCCCGTTGCTATCGTACTGAAAAACTCGTTCACGGTCGTATTAACACTTCGCATCACTTTGTCCCATTCGTCCGTCAACGCGTTACTACCGCCAATCACACGATTAAACGCCTCACTCGCACCCATAGCAACGCCAAACGCTCCGGCCAACTTCGTCAGCACGCCCGCCGCACTCTTCACGCCGGCCGCCATCAAATCCGCCTCCTTGCGCGCCTTGCCCAACGCTTGCGAATACTGACTACTATCCAATATCAACCTTACAATACTATTCGTCGCCATATCCTAATTTTAATTTCTCAACTGATTACCGCCACTTGTAGGGACGCGGCACGACGCGTCCGTGCATCCCATCCGCATGGCAACTCATAACTCACAACTCATAACTCATAACTAAAAAAGGCGGAGCCTTTTTTTTGCCTCCGCCTCTCCTAACACCAAATAAATATAAACTATGAAAAACCGATTATTCTGCGGCACACTTACCCAAAACAAACGCCTCTCTACGCAATGTACTCATCGCAAAATCGCTATTGAGTGTCAACACCACGCTGTCGCTCTTCGCCTTGCTGTATGGGTCCACAACAAAACTCATGTCGCCAAAACCTTGCAATGGCTCATAACCCCAACAACCGAAACCGATAAATGTGTCGGTATCGTTATTGATGTAGTTAGTAGTGAACACCGGAATACCGGCAATCTTTCCATTTTCAATGATTGGTGTACCCAACGCGTCGTCCTTTGGTGTAGCCTCCAACATTGCCTTGGTATATTCGTCCATGATGTACGCCATCGCGTTAGCCTCAACACCTTTCAATAAGCAAAGTGCTTTCATTGCCAAAAGTTCTTTGTATGTTGGCA